TTATATTATTAAAGTTACCATCTACAGCTTTATGAGCACGAGCATATTCTATTGCTAGTCTACTAATCTTAGGTATTTCCTCTGCTTCAGTAGCACGAATAATAGGATGCTCTAGGTATTCCCTAAGTCTCCTATCTCTCTGAGTAGTTTCCATCATTAGTCTACCAAGACTTAAAATATCTTTTTCATTTCTTAAAAAGATTTCCATTCTACCAGCCTGTGTTAAAGCTTCTGTAGCAGGTCCAAGCATAGCTCCAGTTTGAATCATTAATTCTGTTAATATTTCTGGAGTCATACTCTCTGCTTTTGCAGTATTTAGAAACGGTCTAACTACCTCACCACCAGTAGGTGTTAAAAATCCTTGATAGTATACACGACCACGTCCATCAATATTGGCAACAACGCTAAATGGTTTTCCATTATCTCGATGGTATTTTACAGTTTGTAAAAAACTATATCCTTGATCACCACGAGTTAAAATAAGTTTTCTAAAATCATTTAAGTCATCATACTTCTTTACGTTCCCACGGGGATCTCTAAAGCGCACAACATCTTCCATGAATCCAGCATACTCATTATCAATCTCATATTGTACAGACATTGTATGGTTAAGCATATCAGCAAAATCATTATCAATTAATACTTTATCGTAGTTAGCATTAGCCCTACGAGTAATAATTGGAATACCTGTATTGTTACCTCTAGCATCAAAGTAATTCTTTGCACCAGGTCTTACATACAGTTTATCTCTTGGAGAATTAATTCCTATACGCTTTGCTAACAATGCACTGCGATTAGCTCTCTGCAAATCAAGCATATCTTTATTTAAGATTTGAACCTCACGGCTAACAGTATCTCTCCAAGGACCATTAGAACGACCTGTTTCTAGGTCTACAACTGATCTTCTTGTTTTGCCACGCATAACCACACGAATATAACCTTTATCTTTTAATGCAGTAAGTATTTGTGAACCATCTGCATGGTAGTCTTGTAATGTAGTTTTAAAGAAAGGAAACTCTGGAACATTCCAAGATTCTCTTAAAGTTTTTCCAACATTAATAGCTAATGAATCGTAGTCTGTTGATTTACCATCAGCAACTACAGTTAAAACTTTAGATAAAGTATCTATTGCTTTCTTATCATTAAGCTTACCTTCTACTAATTGGTTTAAGTAGTCTTGTCTTTTTCTACCAAATAAAAATTCTAGATCTACAATTTTCCTAAAGTCTTCTCTTCTATTTCTTAAAAATTCATCTACTAATCTTTCAGTAGGTGCTTTGTCTTTAAAAAATAGTTTAGCTCCAGGAATATTGTCTGTTAAATATTTAACTATTTTATCTTTGAAATTATCAATACCAATTCTAGGAGCACCTCTAAACCAAGTATATAGAGGAGTTCTTCCTGTATAGTATAAACTTCTAGCTAAAGGTCTACCTTCAGTAGTAGCCCAATTACGAACATATCTTTGATTGTCTATATTATTTTCTATGATTTCATCAAATGTATAATACTTACCAAATATTTGTACCTTAGCTGGTTCTCCAGCAACCCCATAAGAATCGAACTGTGCTGATCTTGCTCTAGACCTACGATCTAAAATACGACTAGTGTTAACTACTGAGTATTGCATTTCACCACGGGCAACATTCATGAAGTTAACCCATGGTTGCTTATCATTATTGTATCGTTCAAATACAACACGTAGATTCTCTGCAATAGCAGTCTGTTGATTTACTGATACGGAGTCGTCTAAGCTTTCAACGAATTGTTGAATCCAAACTTTTTGTTCTTGGTTAAGTGCCTTAGAATTTTTAATAAAGTCTAATCGTTCTTGCAATACACCAAAGTCGGGATCATAAAGTAATGTAGAACTTTGTTCACCAGTGAAGGGGTCAAAGCTATTATTACGTTCATCAAACTCATTATTAGCTCTAATTCGAACTGATCGTTTACCTTGTAAAGAGGTACCACGATAATCTACTAACGATATTGTTTGTGCAGTATTCTCAGTGTCAGCTATATACATTGCCTTTAATTGCTTGTTGGCTTCTGTATTTCTTATTAAGTCAGAAGGTCTAGCTACGTTAACGGCAAATAAGTTGGACTCAGCTTCGGCTACTGCAGACTGTCTAGTTGGAAAGAATGTTGTTCTTGCATTATCAAGTTTCCTTAATGCTGCAATACTTAGCTGTTGACCTTTAGCAGTAGTAAATGCCTTAACATCAAGAATACCTTTTTGTAGTAATCCTGCACGTTCTTCACTACCTAAATGTTTAACTTGGATTTCCATAGCTTGTCGTTTTAGCCATGTGCCATATGTTTCCACAGGAGGTAAACTACCATCTAATACCTTCTCAGAAGTTTCTTTAAGTTTATTTATTTTAACTCTAGACTCAGCCTCTTCTGCAGCTTTTAATAGTTCTTCTTTGTTCTTTAAAACAGGAACCATAGAGCTACGGCAATTCCAATGAAGCGGAGGTCTAAATCGTAAATCATCAATCTTATATACTTGACCATCATGGTGAGCACATACCTTAGATGTCCTATTATCTAGCACCGCAGTAAAGCGGTAACCTTTTAATAATTCTTTGTTCCGATCCATTACTAGATTAATTGCTTTTGCCTGAGTATTAGTAATAGCAGTTCTAACAAGAACCTTTGCTTGCACTTCAGTCATAGTAGTAGTCTTAATTACATCAGCAATAATTTCCTTAACAGGTTTATTGTCTGCTAATCCTGACTTAATCTTTCCATCAATCCTAGCAAGTTCCGTAGTACCAATGCTATCAAAGTGATCTTTTAAGCTCTTTGAAGCTGTGATATTTGGACCAATTAAAAGTGGGATAGCATCACTACCTCTTGGTTTCTGAACTCTAAAGAAAGAGCCAGCACTTTTTTCTAAGTTGTTAGCATGAAAACTTACAGAGGCATCTGCATAATCACTAACTGAATTCTTAGCAATCATATGTAACTCTTTTGTTGCTCGAGTTACTTCTGGTTTAACATCAGCTTTAATATTCTTAGACAATAATATCTTTAATCTTTTTTGATGTCTACGAATGCCTCGAGAAACATTTGTTGATGTCTCTGCTTCATATAGTCTAGTATCAGCTAGGTGTTGTACAATACGATCATAAACTTCCGTATTAATCGGTGTTGGCATTTAAACTCCTTGATGCTAGTTAACAACTGCATCTTGGATGCCCTCGTTAATAGCTTATTCTGGTTGTGGTGGATATACAGCTTCACCTTCTGTTGGAGGATTATTCATGAGATCAGTGATAGCCTCTCTGTAGGCTGCCCACTTTTCACGAGTAACTCCGCTTATATTGCTTGATGCAATCCATTCTGTTTTAGCTAAAATTTCAGCACACTTCTCTTGTAGATCAGTGTTATCTCGTAATGGCTTTACACGTTTAATTGGTTTAGGCTCCATTATTATTCCTATCATCATTATTGTTATCAGGACGCATATTATCTGTGTCAGATATATTTGAGTCGATTCTAGTTGCCATAGTGTCTACTAATGGGTCACTTTGAATCTCTGCTACACCATCTTCATCGTTGTACTCAGCTGGGAGCACATCATTGAATTTAGCAATAGAGATAAATGTAGAACGTGGAATAATAC